CGCTCTCTAGCCGCCTCCACAAACGGCCTCCAGCGCTCCACAGGACGCCTCTGAGCTTCGAAAACGTGAAACCGCTCCCTCAATAGCTCTGCGTTCGCACCGCGCTGTATAACGCCGTACAGCGTCCTGTGGCACTGCTTCACATCCTCTGCCACATAAACCACATGGCGGTGGACCTTAAAATCAATGCCTTCAACCTTGCTGGCACCGCAGATTGCGGCTGCAAGGGGCACAAAAGCGGTGGTTTTGCCTGCGCCACGGGCGCCTGCAATGACGAAACAGCCGTCCTCCATGAAGTTATCTACAATCCAGCGGGAGGGGGCCAGTAGGTCGCTGGGTAGCACGCTCTGCTCAAATAGCGCGTCCAGCTCGCTCCGATCGCGCTCCTCGACCATTGCGCCCCAGCTCGCCACGTTCTCCGGCTTGCTCACATCGGCTGATACAACGCTTTTGACGACCTTGAGCACCTCGGCCTCATCAAGGGGCTCGTAAAACTCCTGATTCTTGGCCATAGCCCTTGCGCTAACCTCGCGCACTTCAACTCCCTCATGTATCAAAGAGCCAACAAACGACGTCAGGGTCGAATTGCGCCCGATGACATCCCCAGCCACCTTGTCGCGCTTATAACCGCCGTTAAACGCCTCCTCGAGCGCTTTTCCAGCAACCGGCAATTCCGAAACAGGCGGCAGCTCGTCGTCGGTCAGGACCTTCCCTGGCTTGATATGCATGAGCTGATTGCCACATTTCAAATCGATATAAGGCTTCCAGCCGTCACAAGACGCCCTCTGAGGCTCAAACCCCTCAGCCCAGCGCCACAGGTAGTGGAGCGAGTTACCGGCCTTGTTGGCCTGCACTGGCTGGCTCAGATCAGCGCCCAGCTCGTACCCCAGCGCCTCTAGGCTAATGATCTTGCCCGCTGCCTCGGGTTTGTTCGCGTCGTAGTCGAGCAGCAGTGCATCTCTAAGAACCACCCCAATGGCTACAGCACGCCCCAAGTAATGCGTGGGGCAATAGTACGTCTGACCATCCCCGTAAGGTAAGGTGCCGCCGCCTTCAAAAACTGGGACGCAACGCCAGCCGTTGCTCTCCAGCATTGCCAGTGTCTCGATAAACCATGTATCAAGACCGCCGTCCTCGGACGCCATCACTCCTTGTCACCGTCGAGCAAGCGCGGATATACCGTGCTTATCCTGACCACATCAGCCAGTGACACGCCTGGGACTTCGCTTGCTACCCGACAGACAAACTTCTCCGGCAGTCCGTCCCGCAAGTGCAACTTGACTGCTTGCTCAGAGATGCCGAGCTGATATGCAAAACACGTTAGCGGCGGTGCATCCTGCCCCTTTGAATAATAATCAAGCACCTTATTCCAAGTCGGGCCTCTGTCCTGCGCCGGACGCCCCTGCGGTTTTTTCTTCATTTTTAGCCTCATTGTCAGCCAACTGATATTCGGACCGACTAACTTAACCTACCTAATTCTCTGAGCGCAACATTTAACTATTCAACACCAGTTGACTAATGATACCCTGCATCGTCCAACCCAAACGGCGCGGACACATTGAGAGAGAACCATGAGAGATCCAGGACTTGAATTTCGCCGCTTGATCAGCCGCTGTGGCTGGACTCAAAGCATCATCGCCCACGAACTCGGCATCAGCCAAGCATCTCTGTCGGCATGGGCTGCAAAGGGTTGCCCTGCCTCGCGTGCGCTGGAACTGGCGCGTTTGCTTGATGTTGATATTGAGCAGATAGAGCCTTGCGTTTACAGACCGAAAACAAGGGTCAAACGCCCCCGCGCGCCCTACTCCACCCTCGCTTTTGAGGGCATTGAGGAGGCCACGGACGCCCTGATCCTCAGCATCCGCAACGCCCGTCTGACTAAAAATGACCTTCAGCTCATCAGCACGCTGACCGAGCGCCTTAGCCTTAATTAAAAAAACTTCACCTTTTTTCACCTCCACCCCTTGCGCGGCTTAATTAGGCGGTGTTAGTCTCTGCCTATGCCAACGCAATAACGCAGCGGCAATGGAGGATTAGAGATGCCCCGCAAAAGAACGCACGATGAATACGTTGCCCTCGTTGCTGCTTTGGATAAGGGATTCACTGTTGTTGGCGAGTATGTAAACGGCACATCAAAAATAACTCACCGCTGCGCTAAGGGGCATGAGTGGGATGTAACTCCAAAAGACATTTTGAGTGGCAACGGTTGCCCCGATTGTTTTAATGCAAATCGCGGCAATGCCATACGGAAAACCCACGCTGACTACGTTGCCCAAGTTGATGCCTTAGGCAAGGGGATTACAGTGGTGGGTGAGTATGTGGGCGACAAAACAAAAATCACCCACCGTTGCCCCAAAGGGCACGAGTGGGATGTAACGCCCAATAGTATTTTACAGGGTAGAGGGTGCTTTCATTGCAATAGCAACCCAAAAAGAACCCACTCCGAATACGTCGCCTTGGTTGATGCTTTAGGCAAAGGAATCTCCGTTGTTGGTGAGTATGTGGGCGCCCATACAAAAATCACCCATAAGTGCGACAGGGGGCATTACTGGGAAACAACTCCCTCGCGGATTCTCAATGAGAATCGAGGGTGCCCGAAGTGCGCAGGCGTAGCAAAAAAAAGCCATGCTGATTATGCGTCCGAGGTTGAGGCTTCAGGGAGGGGGATAGAGGTAGTTGATCAATATAAAGGCAATAAAAAAGCGATAAGACATAAATGCAAAAAAGGTCATATATGGCTCGCAAAACCAAACAACATCCTATCTGGTCAGAGCAACTGCCCCGACTGTGCGCATAACAAAAAAACAAGTCACGCAGAGTATGTAAGGCGCGTTAGCGAGCTAAACAACGGCATTGAGGTGATTGGCCGGTATCTGAGCAGACATAAGAAAGTTTTGCATCAGTGTGATGAGGGGCACAGATGGGAGGCTGTAGCAGGCAGTATTTTGGCAGGCCACGGTTGCCCACACTGCGACCGCATAGCCTCAGACGCCAACGTTTTCTACATTTGGGAAAACACTCAAGACCCTGGCGTTTACAAGGTCGGCATCACTAGCGAGCGCTGCGCCGATGAGCGCATAGCCATTTGTTCTCGCAAAAACGGCATGACCGCCAACGTCATCCTCATGGCGGCCACCCCCAACGCCCGAGACATTGAGCGTCGAGCTCTGGAGCTCGGTGACGACCCCCGCTACCCCGACACCATCGACGGTTACACCGAGTTTCGCCGCTATAGCGATGCGGAGCTGGGCGAGGTATGGCGCATGGCGGTGGGTGCGTGAATGAAGCCTACCTCGCACTGGCCCTTGTGGCGTTGCTGTCGATCCTGTTCATCACGGGGGCTTTGTGAACCTTTGCCGCGAATGTGGCCGCGTGAACGGCTGTCACCCGCACTGCCCCAATGCGGAAGACATCAGCGCATTCGAGGAGTTTTGTGAAATGTTCGGCGTCGAAATTGCAACCGTGTACACCAACCGTTTCATTGCCGACGTTAACGCCAAGCGTGAGGAGAAGGGGCTCCGCCCCCTGCCGCAGCACGCGCTGATTGAGACATCTGACTACAAACGCGCGATCCGCGCTTATTTCAAATCAACCAGTGAGGAGAAATGACCTATGTCGATAATCGACACAATCAAGCCCCCAGGGGCTCAGCAGAAGGGCGCGACGGTGGCTGAGCTTGCTGACCGCGCGGCTGAGCTGATGGCGCAAATCGCGTCAGCAACGGATCAGTTAGCCGATGTTAAGCAGGAGCTAATTCGAGAGCTGGGCGTGAAGGATGAGGGCTCGCAGAGCTTTCACATTGAGGGCAACAGCGGCCAGCAGTACAGGATCAAGACAATACAGAGCATTTCGCGCCTTGTTGATGCCGAGCAGTGCCGACACCTCAGCGAAAACCTACCCGCTCAGATTTTTGATGACTTGTTCACCTACAAACCCACCTTGAAGCTCGGCGGCTACCGCGCCATCCGAGATACAAATCCAGAATTATTGAAGCTGGTTGACACAGCCCTCACTAGCCGCCCTCTCCCGCCACGTTGCGATGTTGAGGTCATCAACGAAGACGACACGGAGGTCACACCATGAGTCTTTCTGAAATGCTGGAGAAACCCCAGCTCCGACCCGTCAGGGTCACCATCCTAGGCGAGGCAGGGGTCGGCAAGACCAGCCTTGCCAACACATTCCCCAATCCTGTTTTCATGCGCTTTGAGGACGGCATGGCGAGCTTGGGTGCTGATGCCCCGCCGTGCACGCCTGTACTGACCTCAACTGAGGAGGCAATGACCTATCTCAACGCGCTAGGCGAGGACGAGCACGATTTCCAGACCCTTGTCATCGACTCTGTAACGGCGCTGGCAAGCATTTGTGAGCGCGAGGCGCTGGAGGCGTGCCCCAAGGGCTCAAAAACTTTGGCCTCTGCGCATGGTGGTTTTGGCGCTGGTTTCCAATTTGCCGCTGGCTTGATCAACCACGTTTTCAACGTGACCACCATGCTGCAGCGCCACCGAGATATGCACGTTGTCTACATCGCGCACGCTGGCACTGAGGTGATTGAGCCCGTTGATTCAGATCCGTACATGCGCCTGACGCTGAAGATGAACAAGCGTCTTGCCACCAGTTTTATTGATGACGTTGACGTTGTGGGTCTGCTGAAGCTGAAAGCTGCGGTCTTTGGCGGTGGCGAGCGCAAGAAGGTCAAGACAGATGGCACGCGCATTCTTGACTGCCTGCCTTCCCCCAGCTCTGTCAGCAAAAACCGATTCGGTATTGATCAGCCTATTGCCGTTGAGCACGGCGTTAACCCGCTCACCCCTTTCATTCCATCTCTACAGGAGGCATAGCGCCATGAGTATTTTTGAAGGTTTTGACCCCAACGCCATTGAGGCACCTAAGTCAGATTTTGAGCTGTTGCCACCGGCTAACTACAACGTCCGCATCCTTGAAGCCGAGGAGGCCGAGACTCGCAACGGCGATCCTGGCGTCAAGGTCACGCTTGAGGTCACTGACGGCGAGCACATGAACCGCCGTTTGTGGGATCGCTGCTGGATAGGCCACTCCAGTGAGAAGTTTGCTGGCCGTGAGCGCCAGCGGTTTGCGGCGCTGTGTCGCGCGGTGGGCTGGACCCCGACTAAGGACAGCTCGCCTTCTGAGCTGCTGGGTCTGGAGCTGGTCGCCAAGGTGAAGATTGAGAAGTCACGCGACCCGCAGTATGACGATCAGAACCGCGTGCAGGATTACTTTGCCAGCACCGCCTCGGTGACGCCCTCGCCCTCGCCTGCGGCTGCTGACAAGCCTAAGCGTGCGGGATCCGGTGATTGGAAGACGCAGTAACCGTGAAGGTTTTGGACTGTTTCGCAGGGATCGGCGGTTTCACTCTCGGCCTTGAGCGGGCTGGGTTTGAGACTGTCGCTTTCTGCGAGATAGAACCCTACTGCCAGAAGGTATTGGCTAAACACTGGCCCGAGGTGCCGATCTATGACGACATCAGAGAAATCACAGCAGACAGACTTATTCGGGACGGAATTAGACCAGACGTTATTACCGGAGGATTTCCTTGCCAAGACATCTCAACAGCAGGAAAGCAAGCGGGAATTGATGGTGAACGCTCTGGACTCTGGGGCGAGCTTGCCCGTCTTATTGGCGAGGTACAACCACGATACGCAATCATGGAAAACGTCACAAACCTCATTAGTGGCGACAGCGGACGATGGTTTGGACGAGTTCTTGGAGACTTGGCCCAGGTCGGGTATGACGCGGAATGGCATTGCATACCAGCTTCCGCGATTGGCGCCCACCACCACAGAGATAGGGTCTGGATTGTGGCCTACCCCAACAGCGACAGCGAATCAGTTTGCACCCAGTATGCAAGAGCGATACAAGAGGCCGCATTATTGGCCGACACCGACATCGAGCGATCACAAGGGCGCACCGAAAAACAGATTCTTAGGGAGCGACACATACAAGGGCAACTTAAGCGAAGCCGTGAGGATAAAGCCGCAATCTGGGCAACTGAACCCAGAATGGGTCGAGTGGCTAATGGGGTTCCCGCAAGGTCACACAGACTTAAATGCTTAGGTAATGCAGTGGTTCCGCCAATACCTGAGCTGATTGGAAGAGCGATAATAAACTATGAAACTTGAGCTGGGAGATTGGAAGCAAGAGCTGCAACAAGATCACGTTGTGGCTCTTATTCTTATGCTCATGATATGGGGAGGTGTAAAATTATGGGCTTTATGAACCAAGTCACTTGGTTAATCATCATTTTTATTGTGGTTTTAGGTGTCTTGGGCGAAGATGAATACCAAGACGCGCAGCGAGAGCGGGCGCACTATTGCCGCATGGTTGAGTTATGGGAACAATCCGGGGGAGAGAATGGACATCCAGATTACGAAAAACAGCCCTGCAAAGATTGAGCAGGAAGTCTTAGAGAAGTTCGTGTACGGCACCTTTCATTGGAAAGGGCTGACACCTAGCCAGCAGATGGCAATGGCCAGAGAGCTACTACATCGCAGGCAGGCTAGCAAGGAATTACAGGCCATGTTATATGCGGACTAACATCATGGGGGTCTTGGGTACGGCTATGTTTGAGTGGCCGCATGAGATCCAAGACTCAATGTTGGCCCTGAGAGCCGCTGAGAAGCTCGCCCTGCGATTTAAATGCGATGTGGCTATCATGGACGACCTTTCAGTTTTAAAGCTGGAGGACGCCAAAGATAAGCCGCTAGACATAGTGAGGTTCAAGGGATAATGGCTACGATCCGGCAAACAGTGGTAATCGAGTGGTACTCAATTGCTGACGAAATGCCGGAGGTTGAAGGCACTTATCTCGTTGCCTTTACGGATGGATCGGTAGAAACGTATCCGATTGAGCAGGATCAGATTAACGCCGGGTCAGTCAAAGATGGCAATATTCATGGCGTTTATTGGGCGAAGTGTTTATCATCACCGGATGAATAACACTTTCTGTAACAAATATTTAGGTGATTAAGTATGGCTAGGACGCCGGGATCAATCAACAAGAACAAGCGAGGGCTGTTGGCGCAGCTCAAGCGGCAGTATGGTGATGACTTCAATCCCATAATGAAGATGGCCGAACACGCCGTCACATTGCATGAGGTCGCTGTCCAGTCTAAGGCTAAGGACGATATCAAGGCGTCTCTGGATGCTTGGGGCAAGGTGGCTGAGTACACCGAGCCTAAGCTGAAGGCGCTAGAGGTTGATCTGACTAGTTCTGATGGCACTATGTCGCCTACTGTGATTGAGTTGATTCCACGATTGCCGCCAGATGACAGTAGCTTCAATTGAGTTACCGCCAAAGCTGATTGAGCTGTTCTCGGGCGAGGCTCGATACCGCGCAGCATACGGTGGCCGAGGGTCAGGTAAGACGCGATCCTTTGCCATTATGTGCGCCGTTAGGGGTTATATGTGGGGTCAGGAAGGCCGACAAGGTCAGATCCTATGCGCCCGTGAGTTTATGAATAGCTTGTCTGACAGCTCGTTTGAGGAGATCAGAGGGGCTATTGAGTCCTACGAGTTCCTGAGCGAATACTATGAGGTGGGTGAGCGGTACATTCGGTCAAGGGATCGGAATGTGGAGTTCGTGTTCTCCGGCCTGAGAAGAAACCTAGACTCCATCAAGTCTAAAGCCCGGATCTTGTTATGCTGGGTGGATGAGGCCGAGACTGTGTCTGAGACGGCATGGATGAAGCTCATACCAACAATCCGCGAGGAAAACTCAGAGCTGTGGGTAACGTGGAACCCAGAATCTAAGCTATCCGCGACTCATAAACGGTTCCGAGAGCAGACGCCGGACAACTGCAAGCTGGTTGAGATTAATTGGCAAGACAATCCATTCTTCCCTGATGTGCTGAATCAGGCGCGTCTGGAGGACTTTGAGAAGCGGCCAGAGACCTACGAACACGTTTGGGAAGGTTCATTCCTTACGCACCATGAAGGCGCGTATTACTCGCTTGAGATGCGTGATGCCAATGCTGAGGGCAGGATTACGGTTGTGCCTTACGAGCGTTCTGCCGGGGTGGTGACGGCTTGGGACTTGGGTATCGGTGATACTACAGCGATATTCTTTGCCCAGTTCATAGGCCCAGAGGTCAGGATCATTGACCACTATGAGGCTTCAGGCGTGGGTCTCGATCATTACGCTCAGATCATCCAATCCAAGGGCTATGTCTACGAGCAGCACATTCTCCCGCATGACGTTAAGGTCAGGGAGCTAGGGACTGGCAAGTCACGCTACGAGACCCTGCAAAACCTTGGGATGACCAACATTCAGATAGCGCCGCAGCTCAATGTGGATGACGGTATTCAAGCCGTGAGATCAATGCTTCCGCTATGCTGGTTTGACGCTGAGAAGTGTGAGCATGGGATTGAGGCGCTTAGGGCATATCACCGTGAATATGACGACAACAACCGGGTGTGGAAGGGAAGGCCCTCGCACGACTGGTCTAGTCACTCAGCAGACGCATTCCGCTACTTAGCCGTGGGCTATCGCCGTACCAGTAACTGGGGCGAGCCTATACGCAGGAACATACAAGGCATCGCCTAATGGTATAATTGGGCCTCACTACGTCTATGTGATTTCTATGGCTCTTCTGTCGATTGCAGCAAAACAGCTTGATGACCTTCTTAGGATGGGTTACCCAGAAGAGGTGGCCCAGCGTATTGTGTCTGGCGATCTCCCGATGGACACGGCGTCAAGGATGGAAAGAGCCAAGGATATGGGCTTTGATCCTACCAACGTCCAATATCACGGCACTGAGGCAGACTTTACCGAGTTTAATCCAAGTATGCGTGGGAAGATGGGGCCGGGCGTCTATGCTTCACCCGATCCAAATGTAGCTGATAAATATATCTACGGGACTGGCTCGAATATTATACCTATCGTTACTCGCGGTAATTACCTCCGTAGATCGCAAGCTGTTAATGACAATCCTAGCCTTTCAGGCCGAGATGCCAACTCTGAACTATCTAAAATTGTTGCCGATCAAGGTTATAGCGGTATGGCTGGCGGCCATTTGGGAACGCCCGTCATAACGGAAACCGTTACATTTGACCCAGCAAACATCCGCTCATATCTATCAGCCGCCTTTGACCCAGAATACAAAGGCCCAAACATTCTTGGGTTTAATGGCGGTCAAAATGGGCAGTCGTTGCTGCAAGCCGCTACAAACTCAGGAGTGGGCGCTGCATCAATGGCATCATCTGGCCCAGAAGAGAAGTTATATCAAGGGCTGACCGATAAAATGATTGATTACCTCACGGAGCAAATGGGCGGCTCTAAGGAGGATAGAGAGCGAGCAGAATACATATCAATGGGTATGGATTTTTTGCCTTACGTTGGCGCTGCTAAGGGCGTCTCAGAGACATTTGATGCTTATAAAAACGATGACACATTAGGTATGGCGTTGGGTGCCGCAGGCGCTATTGCTGGGATGTTCCCGTTCGGGAGATCGGCATACAAAGGAATTCTTGGCGCAATTGAAGACGCTCCAACGGTAACAAGGGACGCCGATCTGCTTCAAAGAGTTGGCGATGTAGATTCAGTTAATACAATGAAGCTAGAGGTTGAGCCGGGCCCGGAGTTAGTTCCTAGCCGTCAATTAAGTGCGGCAGATTTAGAGGGGCGCGGATATGTTTCGGGTATGGCAGATACGAGCCAAGGAGATTTGTCCAGAGTAGTCGCCATAAATGATCAGCCTGTTGATGTGGTTAGATTTGGCGGGCAAAAGTATATGCGCCAACCAAATAACGCGGAGCAAGGGATTTTGTGGGCTTCAGACTCTGGAGCCGTAACAGGCCTTCTCAATGCAGCAAAAGCCGCTTCAGAGCTTCCGGGGGCGTCTAGACCGCCGCTATATATTCCTTATGGAATGGGAGGAGCAAGCACTGACTTTGCCACAATGACATCGGACATCATGGTTCCGGTTGCAAGGCAAAATATGAGTAAATCAGCAAAACGGGCACTCGATAAAAGGATACGAGCTGGCGCAGGTAACAAGAAAAATGAATTCAAGCCTCAGCCTGACTGGCCCGGAATAGACAGCCCTAAAGCTGATGAGTGGCTGTTAAATGCTGGTGGCGACCGAAAGGCAATCACAAAGGCTATTGATGAGTTTCGTGATCAAGCCGGAATAAACCTATCACAAGCTCGTGCGGCAATTGTTGACCCCAACCAGCTATCCCCGCGCGTTGGTAACTTGCTTGAGGCAGGTATATTGGATCTAAGCAGAGCGCCACAGCCGGGCGTTCATCCGTCATATAATACAGATTTAATGGGAACGTATTTGGGGCAGTTTGGAGCTGGCGCAAATCTTTTGGATGATTTAAATCCGTTGATTAGGTCGTCAGGCCAGCCTTTTGTTCCGGAGATGATTAGCAGAGGACATAACTTATCTGGCAATACAATCCCGTCTCCCGTTGGCAAGGCTATGCAAGCGGGTTTAATTGGGATGTTTGATCAAGCTACGTTAGACGCCCTAATTAAGAAGGGAGTGATAAAACCGTAATATGCGCTCTTTTTCATCATCGCTAATACAGTCATGGCTGAGCATTGACTCAAGCATTCCGTCAGCCCAATCACTTGGGCTTATTGTTATAGCTTCCATCCAATCTTTGGCGTTTTGTGATAAGTCAGCGGTATCCATAACCGGCAGTATATGCCAAGAGGAACCATGAAAAAAGACAGCAGGCTAAGTCGTGCAGGCGTATCGGGCTACAACAAGCCCAAGAGAACGCCAAGTCATCCCACCAAAAGCCATGTCGTTGTGGCCAAGGAAGGTGATAAAATTAAGACCATACGCTTTGGTCAGCAGGGCGTCAGTGGTGCTGGCAAGAATCCTAAATCAGATAGCGAGAAGGCCCGGCGCAAATCCTTTAAGGCGCGTCATGCCGCAAACATATCCAAGGGCAAGATGTCAGCCGCCTATTGGGCTAACAAGGTGAAATGGT